CCAAACCCCTTCCGGTTGAAAACCATCTAATTGCATTGACCTGTTCGGTTGCTATCTCATAATTTAAACTATTATCATCATCCGCACCGGCCACAAAATTCTGAAATTCTAATGTCTTTGAAGCAAATACTGTTTGCGGTTCAAATCTTGTTCCGCCTAACCAAAGTCTTTGTTGATGGAAGCCTACCGCTTGTGGGTATCCGGCATCTTCGCTGAATGATCCTATTGCCCATTCATCTGTTGCGGAAGATGTTGATAAAGTTTCAATTACAGTAGCATTGACAACGGTTGTTGAAGTAAATCCTGTGATCTCCGCATATCCTTGAATAGTAGAAACAAGACCACCGATCTTTATAATTGCATCTACCATATCCACATTGAAGAAGGCCTGACTTGCCGTGATCGTAATAGCGCCTGATGTTGCGGAAGGGTTCATTGTAAATGCTTCATCAAGATTGTCCGGTTGAAATGGCCCACCGGTAAATGCAACTTCCGATAAAGACCAACTTGTATCACTCATACGGATAAGTTTTTGAGTAGGAACATCTTGATGGACAAGATACATTATATCGGCTGTTTGCGCGTGTTGAACATTAATTAACTGCGCTTCGGTGTAAGGAAGGCCTACGATCTCAACAACTTTATTGCTATCACCGTCGGATACATAAGCGTCAAATCCTGTGCCATCTACATCAACACCATCAAGATCTTGCAATTCATAATCTCCGCCGGTTGAATTATTGACAATAAAATGTTGATTATTGAGTTCTGTCATACCGACTATATTCTGAATAATAATTTCATCACCATCAGAATAGCCGTGTGCGGCGGAAGTGATAACAATAGGATTAGCCTGTGTTGCACCGGTGATCGTAACATCTGCTTCGGTGACAATGGCATTATCGCGGTAAAACCGCATATAGCCTTCACCTAATTCAACTACATATGATTGTGCTGTGGAAAATTGGAAAGGAATAAGTCGTGTAAACTTATCTTTGAATTTTGCCGGTGATACGAATACTGTTCCTGGCCGTCTATCTACACCGCCAAAAGGCGCAACAATAAAATTCTCTAATGTAGAAACACCATTGGAATAACGCGCTACATCAACACGGCCTTCAAGTTTGGGTGAAAATTCACCGGCCGTGAAATTTGTTTGGATCGGTGTTGTTTTTGCCATATTAAGATCCTAGACTAACGCTTGGTGCGAATGTTCCGGAAGTTCTTGCCCTTAACCAAATATCTGCTGTCATTGGATCAGGTGTATCTTCCATAGCATCATACGCTTTTGCGGCGCGTAATTTTGCTAAATAAAGATTGAACAAATCTCCGGCTAATGCCCTGTTATTAACTATCGCATACGCAAGTTCAGCCTGTAATCTAGCGGCAAAACATTCAACAAAAGAAGCATCCCATCTAGTAGTATCTTCTATTCTTTTAATACACCGCGCCATAAATGATCCGTCATTGGTGAGTATCTTATCTCCTTCAATTTTATATTCTCCGGCAAGACTTGAAGATACACCGGTTGAAGGTGGAAGCACTCTTAACACATCACCAGGAATTTGAAATTCATTTAAAAATCCGTAAGCCGGTGCATTTGTCGTTTTATTGAAATTAATTCTTTCAACCGCAAAATTCCAGGGATGGCTTCTTAAAACTTCATCCCTTAAAAAGTCAAAAACAGCGCGTATTTTTGCCGCGTTTTCTGTTTGTTCAGTATCTATATTGGTAATTCTTTGCGCGCCTAATCGCGTAAGACACAAATTCGCAATAGAAGTTTTATTTGATTGTGAACCTGGCATAGTTTTTCCTCTCTTATCAGGGGATAGGTTTTTACGCCTACCCCCTGTAAGTTGCTAGGCAATTACTTAATCTTCCGAATAAATAATTGTAACTTTGATCTCACCTGTTGCGGCGGCACCGGCAGTAGTAACAATGATTGTGTTATCGCCATCATTTGTTCCTATTGCATAATGCACACCACCGATTAAGGTAGCATCAATGCTAGTGCTTCCGTTAGCATCATAGGCATCAATATAACGATTAGCAGTATCGCTATCGCCGACGCTTAATGTAACAGATCCGCCTAGTGCCGCATTGTTGATAATAACCTTGTGAATAATTGCACCATCAACAAGGTCTTTACCAATGTTAATAACTTCACCGGCCAATTCACCGGCAAAGGTAAAATTATCCGTCAAAGATCGTAATCTTCCACCAACGGTGCCAGGATCGTTACGATTACTTTGCGACGGACTTGCTGATTTTGCATAATTTGTTCCGTTCTGTGTCGCCATTGTAATTTCTCCTTTTATTAAGCAGTTTCGTCAGTATCAATTTGAACGATCAATTCTTCTTGCATACGAGTTGATCCGGTGGACATACACAAGTAAACCTGTGTAGCGTAAGACTTGTCCGGTCTTTCCTCTATGCGAGTTTGGATTTCTTTTGCCATAGCAAGTAACATACCATCCCTACGCCAAGCAAAAGCCGACCGGATATTTCCGGCTATTGGTAACCTTGTGGACAAAATAAACTTGAAGCCAAGAAAAGTGTCTAATTGGCCCATAACCAAAGCGCGTATCGTGTTAAAGTCGCTTGAAGTTATTTCGGTAGTTTCAAGTAAATTAGTTAATTGAATAGGTGAAACAACGATAAACCTTTCATCTTCAGGAACATCATTGAGATCAAGGATCTGTTTTGCTGATCGTAACTTATCAATCGTCAAAGCAGTTCCGCCATTCAAAATAACTTGTCCGGCCGGTAGTGAAGTGCTTGTGCTACCGGTTTTGTCCGTTTGAGCAACCGCATTGAAGGCCACAATGATATTGTCGTCAATCGTTCTTCCTAATGCCATAGCCGCGTTTCTTGCATATGGGTTATTAGGATCAACGATCATCTTCAATTCATCTTGGGTATCAATGAGATCCGCCCACTCATAATCTAACAACACAACTGATCGTCGTCGGTTATCCGACTTAACCAATGGTGTGTCAGCATTACGAGTAGTGCGCAATACAGCAGAAGTAGCCGCTAATTGATCAAAGAACGCTTGTTCCCCAATCACACCACTTTCTAACCGCACCGCGTCACGCAATTTAGATCCTTGTTGCTGAACAAGAATTTCAATCGTGCTTCCAAATTGCTTTACGAATGCTGTTGAAATATCGCCCATTGTATTTCTCCTTTGTAGTTAAACTGCGTAGATTATCCTTATGGATCTACAAATGAAAAATTGGGTGGATCACTATAAAGTGATTATCCTTTTACCTTATAGCGTCGTGGGAACTTGCGTTTTGTCCATTTCGGCTACTGTTTTTCCGGATAGGCCATTTCAAAAAGATACTGCATTTCTTTCATAGCATCTTCGTGTTCCGGATGATCGCGCAAATGCCAGGGATGCTTTGTATCACCTTTTATTTGCTTGATCTTCTTTGTGGCTTCGTCAGGTGAAAGAATATGAGATCGGATAGGTTCGCCGGTTAACTCACCATCTTCACCAAAATTAGCCGCAATAGCGACCATAAAGTTTAAAAATTTTTCATTTCTTCCCATACCGCTTTGAGCAATAAACTGTGCCATTTCTTGTCCACCAAACTTGGTGATCAATCCGTTTATGCTTGACAACTTTGCGTCATAGGATTTTCCATATTTCTTTCTTAATGCTGTTTCTGTTGTTTGTAATTCTTCTGTTTGCGCGGCCGTTGCTTGTTCCGCTAGGGCCATTTGTTTTTCATAATCATATTTATATAATTCTTCAACCTGTGCCGGTAATAGACCAATGCTGTGTGCTTTTGCTTTAAAGTCTTTTACCATCTGTTCAGGAACTTCCGCGCCTTGTGGAAGTTTAAGATCAGGCAAGACATATCCTTGTGGATCACTAGGCCTTCCTAAACGATCAAAGATCATTCCATATTCATCACTATCAAGTGTTGCATCTTTGCTAGGCATTGGTAATTTCTCTTTGCCAATCATCTGTTGTGCAGATAAATGACTTTTAGCAAGATCATCAACAGTTTTAAAAGTGGCTAATGCCGGATGCTCTTTAATATCGGCACTTAAACCGTCGCGCCAAGTAGGTTCTTTTGTTATTGTTCCACCGCCTTGTGCATTTGGATCAGGTGTTTGTGTTCCTTGTGCGTTTGGATCTTGATTGCCCTGTGCATTAGGATCAGGATTATCCATTAGGTATCTCCTTCTTTAAATTCATTTCCATTCTAGTTTTTATATGTAAAAATACAGCGCGTTGCCCTTCATTATAGCAAGTCATATGCGGCAATTCGTGTATTGTTGTGAATTTTGCAAAACAGATCTTTTCCAGATCCTTTAAGACTTTTTGGCCTTCTTCACTCGCGAATGTTTTATTATACGCTTGTTGTAATTCGGCTAATCTACCTTCACTCATTTCTTTTTCTTTCCTTTTGGATGTTTAGCAAGTTTCCTTGCAACTTTCGGCTTTTTAGCAAAAAGAAATTTTCTTTGTTTAGCACTCTTAAAAGGCATTATTCAAGACCGTGTGTTTTCCCACCGGCAATACCGGTATCAATCGTGCTTGACGAACTCAATGCGACGGTTTGCGTCGTATCGGATGTTTGTGTCGTCGTGTTGTAAGGCGGTTCAGGACTAGGATTAACAGCCATTATTATTCTCCTTTATCTTCTTCAACATTAACTTCAATATTTGATTGTTCAGGATCACCGGTTGTTGTTTCAGATGGAACTTCTATCGTCATTTCTTCAACTGCTTTAACGGCATCCGGCTTTATTTCACAACCATCTTTATCGCAAATCCCTTTTTCAAAATCTTTCTGTGTGAATATTTTTGGCATATTAAGTTACAACTCTTAATCCGGCGCTATTCTTGCGTTTAGATAAAAGTCGCCCTTTCACTTGTTTATCGGTTAATAGTTTAGCCTTCCGCCGTTGTTCTATGCGATTAGCGGCAGATCTTTTCTTTGTTCTCCTAACTAATGCTTTCTGTTTAGGCACTATTCCCTTTCGGCGGCACCGGCTTCGGCCATAGCCTTTTCTGCTTCTGCGCCGGTTTTCGCCACATCTACGCCTTCGGCCACCATTTGCAATTCAGCAATTTGTCTTTGTTGTTCGGCTCTTGCGGCGCGTATTTGTGCGACTTCTTTATCACTTCGGATCAAGTTTGGATTAACACCAAAGACTTCGGCCGCTTGATCAATGGCCTTATCAGTATTAATCTTATCAATAACTTCCGGAACAAGCGGTGCTATACTTCCGGTTAAAGAAAGAATATTCGTAAGGGAAGTTACTCTTGCGCCGCGCTGTGCATTTGCCAAAGGTGAAATATACTCAACCGTAAAATCTTCATCTTCAAGTATTGGCGGTGGAAGTGGAATTAAGTTTTTTCTCAATAGTATATTAAAGGTTCTCTCAATGATAGGATCAAGCATTTCGCTTTGAAGCCTTCCCAACACCGGCCCAAGCATTAACATTTTTTCTTGCACTCTTTCCACAACTTCTGTTGCGGTCATATTGCGCTTATCGGCAAGTGTCAAGAATAGATCTACGAAATAAGATTTATTGATCGCATTCCGTAAATCAGCCTGTTCTTCCCTACCGACAGGAATGTTAGCACCGGTCATTAAAGGTTCTATCTTATCATTTGGATTACCGCTTATTTTATAATTGATACCGGCCGGAACGGTATTTAAAGGCAACAAGAAACCGTCGTGTGGCAATATCAAAGGCGGATCAACTATTTTCTGCGCCGCCCTAATAATAGTCTTTGTAATAATATTAAGCATCTTAATGTCCGGCAACATAAGAATGCCAGGCGAATACCCATAGGGATCACCAGAAACCTTAAAGAAGCGTGTTACCATAAATGGATTTTCGTGAAAACCGCCTTCTGAAATGATCTCCTGACTTTCTAATTCC